AACGGTGGCGTAGTTGCCATAGAAGCATCGCTAGACGATTCACGGTATAGCGCGACTAGATGCGTCAACTTGTCAAACGGCCGTGTGCTAGTGACCGTTGCATTCATTGCCGACTCGATTACCGAGCTGTGGGAAAAAGTGCAAGAGATTGCGCAAGACCCGATGGTCAAGTTTGCGTTGTCGCCAACCGTGGACGCGACCTGCCCGTCAAACATTGAGCGCCGCCGCATTGTCGTTGGCTATGCCGAACTAGGCAGGTTTACACCGTTGGTTAAGAACATGATTAGCGAAGCACGCCTATTGCACACAGGCGAAACAATGCTGGCCGAACATGTTCAGCGCGCTGTTGCTGTTCGCACCGACAACACTATCGTGCTGTCAAGCAAACGATCACCTGGGCCTATTGAGTTAGCGCGCACAATGGTCTGGGGTATTGGCATGTGTGCCCGTCCAGTCAACACAGGTAAACCCATGCTTGTCGCAGTAAATAACTAAGATGATCGCGGCGACCGCGCACCTTGCCTTTTGTCGGAATCGGATAAGTCATGCGCGGTTGCCACTTATATGACAAAGTAGGACTATGGCGATCTTTAACAAAACACGCAAAGCAGCGATAAGCCCAGCGCCTAGCGTGGCAGCTGCCGTTGCTGGCGGTTACACAAGCAACGCGCAAGGCGTAAGCATGATCGGCCAGTATTACAGTTACCAAGAAGGCGAAGCGCGCAACCGCGCTATCAGCGTCCCAACGATCAACCGTGCGCGCGATCTTATGGCATCAGTTATTGGCTCAATGCCGTTAAAGATGTACAACGAAATGTGGAACGGCGATGACATGGAGAAGGTTTATATTGCTCCACGTTCATGGATACGGCGACCAGACCCAACCGTTAGTTATCAATTTTTAATGTCGTGGACACTTGATGACCTGATGTTTTTTGGTCGCGCATTTTGGTACATCACTTCGCGCACCGCTGACGGATACCCTGCGACGTTTACTCGACTTCCAGCAGGTTCAATTACCACTACCGACATGGTTGGCCCTGTGTGGTTCGCCCCGTCTAAAGAAGTGTATTTCAACGGTGGCATGCTTGACCCAGCAAACCTTGTGCAATTCCTGTCTCCAGCGCAAGGCATGATCTATTCCGCACCTGGCGCAATTGAAACCGCGCTTAAACTTGAAGCAGCGCGCAACCGCAACGCATCGTCAAGCATTCCTGCCGGCGTACTTAAGCAAACTGGTGGCGAGCCGTTGAGCGCGCAAGAGTTGGCTGATTTGGCTAGCGCGTTTAACGCCGCTCGAGCAACTAACCAGACTGCTGCGCTTAACGAGTATTTGACATACACGGAAACAAACAGCACACCTGACAAAATGCTTTTGATCGACAGCGCCCAATATTCAGCGCTTGAAATGTCGCGAATTGCAAACGTTCCACCGTATTTGGTGGGCGTTGCTACTGGCGCATACTCGTACCAATCAAGCCAGCAAGCGCGCGCCGATCTTTACTTGTTCGGTGTCAAGTTGTATGCCGATGCAATTGCTGGCGCGCTTTCAATGGACAACGTCCTACCGCGCGGAACCTATGTCGAGTTTGATGCAGATGAATATCTAGAAGAAAACTTTATGGCCGATCAAATGGACGACCGTGAAGAAGTCGTAAGAGAAAACACACAAGAGGAGTTATCACGATGATCAAACTAATTGCAGGAGAGTTCACGCTTGACGCTGCCAAAGGCGACGCACCACGACGCACCATCAGCGGAGTAGCCGTTCCATACAACGTGCCGGCAGTAGTCAGCGATGGCACAGCTGTGATCTTTCGCCCAGGCTCATTGCCAGTCGAAGGCAAAGCCCCACGCTTGTTTATGTACCACGACGCCAGCATGCCAGTAGGCGTAGTTACCGAGCGCGCAGAAACCGAAGAAGGCATGATGTTTAGCGCCAAGATCAGCGCAACCAGCCTTGGCAACGACGCTTTGGTTATGGCCTTAGAAGGCACCATTGACCAAGTATCGGTCGGTGTAAATCCAACCAAGTTTTCGTATGACGAAGAAGGAACAATGATCATCGAGTCAGCCGACTGGATGGAATTATCCCTAGTTCCGATCGGCGCATTTGGCGATGCAGCCAACATCACCAAAGTCGCAGCGAGTATCCACCAAGAGCCAGAAGAAGTAGTGTTAAATGAAGAAGTAACCCCAGTAGAGGAGAAACAAGAAATGTCCGAAGTAAACGAAACCGCAGTCGAGGCAACCATCCCTACTGCACCAGTATTTGCACAAGCAAAGCGCAAGTTTGATCTGCCAACCGCAGGTGAATACTTGGCAGCAATGCACATCGGCGGAGAAACATTCCGCAACGTTGCAGCAGCCGCACGCGACTATGCCCTGTCAAAGCAATCAGCATTGCAAGCAGCTGCCGGCACGGGTGGCGATGTAAACACCGAAAACACCCCTGGTCTTTTGCCAGTACCAGTTCTTGGCCCAGTATTTGAGGACTTGAACTACATCCGTCCAGTAGTCGCAGCCGTTGGTGCTCGCGCAATGCCAGACGGTGGCAACCAAAAGACATTCATTCGTCCAACATGGACAACGCACACTTCAGTTGCATCACAAGCAACCGAATTGCTTGCTGTGTCAGCAACCAGCCCACAGATTGCCTCGAACGTGGTCAGCAAGACCACCCTCGCGGGCCAAGTGACGCTCTCAGTTCAGGACGTTGACTTCACATCGCCTGCATCAATGGAAATCATCTTGCGTGACCTCGCAGGACAATATCTGTTGCAAAGCGACAACGTGGCAGCCGATGCGATTACCGCAGGTGCATCAGCATCAGGTTCAACCTGGACATACAACAACACCGACCCATCCACATTGTTCGCAGCACTTTACGATGCAGCAACCGACATCTTGACGGCCAGCAACTTCCTGCCTGACCACATTTTCGTCAGTCCAAACGTCTGGAAATTGTTGGGCCAGCAAATGGACGCAGACAATCGTTCAGTATTCCCATACGCTGGCGCTGCCGGTCTCATGGGCGTAAACGCTGCAGGAACGGCAAACATCACGCAGCTCAACACGTTCAACCCATTCGGTCTGAACCTTGTTGCCGATCGCAACTTTGCAACCAACACGATGGTTGTTGCAAAAGCATCAGCAATCGAGTTCTACGAGCAGGTACGTGGCTTGATGTCAGTAGAAGCACCATCTACACTTGGACGCGTGTTCTCCTACTACGGATACGTTGCAACGTTCATCGCAGACAGCGATCTCGTCAAGTCCATCACCGTAACTCCATAATCGGAAAGGTAGGCCCTAGTAATGGCCACCTATTCGGTCACTAACAAGTACCTGATTGACAACTACGCCGTACTGCAACTCCTGACCCCCAGCGAGATTGCAGTCGGCCAGTCAATTACGGTCGCAGGCGTTGACGCCACATTTAACGGCTCAAATCTTGTCGTGCGCGCATTGCCACAGTATGAATACCTAGGTGTTGATAGTGAAGGCGATCTGCTTTACGACTTCCAAGTGCCTATTGCAAATCAGGTGCTGTACGCCAAGACCGCTGACGATGTCGAGCGCACCGCAGCGTCTGGCACCGTGTCGTACGACCCTGTGTGCACCTGGGTGACTGCCGCGCAGGTCATGACCTATTTGGGCATCACGATCACAAACCCATCTGACGACTACACGTTGTTGACGCAATCGGTGTCGGCTGGTAATCAGTTCTGTTATCGCAGGCGTCAGGAATCGGGCTATATCGACTCCCTAACGACCTCACCAGGTGGAGATGCAACCTTGGGCACTTTGATGTATTGCGCCGCTCTGTGGCGCTCTAGGGGCTCAATAGAGGCAACCTACGCCACATTTGACGGCATGGGGTCAGCACCACAACAAAGCCTGACCCCGATCGTAAAGCAGCTCTTAGGCATCCCACGCCCAGCGGTTGCCTGATGGCTTACACCGACCTGTTCAACGAAGCGATTGATGACGTCACCGCGACGCTGACTGCCGT